GACAAGTAATGTACGAAGGTGAATTTCGTGCATTATTTCCAAACACTTCAATGCCACAACAACTGTCAGAGGCTCTCATCAATGAGCTTGGTGCTGACGTAGTATTTGAAGGCCCACAAGCTACAGGTGGTACTGTTTACCAATACTCTCAAGCCTCTGGCGTTGAGCAAGTAAATGGTAAGTGGTACACAAAGTACATTTTAGGCCCTGTCTTTATTGACCAAGTTGTAGATGGTGTAACTACTACTGCTGCTGAACAAGAGGCTACTTACAAGGCTCAGAAGGATGCTGAACAGGCTAAGAATGTTCGTGCTACTCGTGATGCTGAGTTAGCTGAGTGTGATTGGACACAAGTAGCAGACGCACCTGTTGACAAGACAGTATGGGCTACATATCGTCAAGCCTTGCGTGACATTACAGCGCAGGAGGGCTTTCCTTGGACAGTTACATATCCTGAGAAGCCATGACACAAGAAGTAACCCATGAACACATCTATGATCGCCTAATGGCTGTAGAGGCTAAGGTAGATAACATAGAGAAGAATACACAAGAGGTTGTTCAAGCCTTTAATGCAGCTCAAGGTGCTTTTCAAGTCCTTGAGTGGATCGCTAAAGCTGTAAAGCCTATCATTATCATAGGTGCTTTCTTCGGAGCTATTTGGTTAGCTATTGACAACAGATTTCATGGAGTTAAGTAATTATGAATATGCCTACACGTGGTCAACGTACAGCTAAGAACAAGATGAAGAATGGCTTATATGCCAATATCCATGCTAAACAGGAGCGTATAAAAGCTGGCTCTGGTGAGAAGATGAACAAGGTAGGCTCTAAAGGTGCTCCTACAGAGGCTGACTTTAAAGCTGCAGCTAAGACAGCTAAAAAACCTAAGAAAAAGTAATAAAACTATTGACATTTACTTTAAAGTGTGATACCATAGTATACAAGAGATATAAGGAATAACTAATGGCTACGACATATCTACAGTTGGTTAACAACGTATTAGTACGTCTAAGGGAGACTGAAGTATCGTCGGTAGGTGATACTCCTTATAGTTCCCTGATAGGTGTTTTTGTTAATGATGCTAAGCGAGAGATTGAGGATGCCCTTGACTGGAATGTCCTCACACAGACTATTGTGTTGTCTACAGTGGCGGGTACTCGTAACTATACATTGACAGGTTCAGGTCAGAGATTTCGTACTGTTGATGTACTGAATGACACTGAAGATGTACCTATGAAACAAGTACCTACTAACTGGATGAACAGACAGTATTACTTAGGTACAACTCAGAATGCAGCTCCGGTGTACTACAACTACAACGGTATCTCCGGTGATGACACTCAGGTGGATGTCTGGCCTCAGCCTGATGGTGTCTATTCACTACGCTTTGAGTTAGTTATCCCTCAAGCTGACTTGTCTGCAGATGCTGATGCTTTGTTAGTACCTCATCACTTGGTACAGATGTTAGCCTACGCTAAAGCTGTTGGTGAGCGAGGTGAAGATGGAGGTTCAACCTTCAGTGAGATTTATCAACAATATCGTTTAGCTTTGGCAGATGCTGTAGCTATTGAGCGTAACCGCTACGATGAAGAAACTACTTGGGTAGGCATCTAATGGTTGCTAAGCTTCTAACTACAACTGTTTCTGCGCCCGGCTTTCAAGGATTGAATACGCAAGATTCGTCTGTATCCTTGGACGCTGGCTATGCTACTGTAGCTAATAATTGTGTGATTGATAAGTTTGGACGTATTGGTGCTCGTAAGGGATGGACTACAGCACACTCATCTAATAATGATTTAGATGTTGCTAACGTCAAAGCTATCGGTGAGTTGATTGATAACTCAGGTAACTCATACATTATTGCAGCAGGTAACAATAAGCTATTCAAGCTTTCAGGTACAACACTATCACAGTTGACCTACGGAGGTGGCGGCACAGCTCCTACCATTACAGACGATAATTGGCAGATGGCTCCGTTGAATGGCTGTATATTCCTGTATCAGTCTGGGCATGATCCTCTAGTGTTCGATCCTGCGACCAGTTCAACTACGTACAAGCGTATCACTGAGAAGACTGGCTACTTAGGAACTGTACAGAGTAACAACTGTGTAATCAGTGCCTATGGTCGTACATGGAGTGCTAATAACACATCAGTTAAGAGCACTATTCAGTTCTCAGACTTACTTGCAGGTCATGTCTTGAGTACAGGTACTTCAGGTACTTTAGATGTATCTCAAGTGTGGCCTAATGGTGCAGATGAGATTATCTCTCTAGCTGCACATAATAACTTCTTGATTGTGTTCGGACGTAGACAGATCTTGATCTACTCCAATGCTACAGATCCTAACAACTTAACACTGTCAGATGCCATTACAGGTATTGGCTGTGTAGCTAGGGACTCAGTAGTAGCTACAGGTGGTGATGTAATCTTCTTGTCTGACTCAGGTGTACGTTCACTGATGCGTACCATTCAAGAGAAGTCAGCTCCAATGCGAGACATCAGTGCCAATGTACGTGATGACTTAGTGTTAGAAGTTAGCTTAGAAGATGCTGATGAGATCAGGGCTGTGTACTCAGATAAGGAAGCTTTCTATCTGTTGTCTTTACCAGCTCGTCAGATTGTGTACTGCTTTGACATGAGAGCACCTCTACCTAATGGTGCTAACAGGGTTACAACTTGGGATGGCTTAGTACCTTATGCTTTCAAGTACACCCGCAGTAAAGAGTTATTGATGGGTAAGGGTGGATACATAGCTAAGTATGGTGGTTATAAAGACAATGCTAATAACTACCTGATGAAGTACTACACCAATTACTTTGACTTCCAGTCACCTACGGTAATTAAGATTATGAAGAAAGTAGGTGTAACGATTATCGGAGGTCAAGGTTATCCAGTTACTCTTAAGTTTGGCTTCGATTACAGTGACATTTTAAACCTTAGACAGTTTAGTTTGTCTAATGCTGCAGTAGCTGAATACAACATAGCTGAGTACAACATTGCAGAATATGGTGGATCAGCCTTCGATAATAAGATCATTAACATTGGTGGATCAGGTAAGGTTATTCAATTAGGTTTTGAAACCACAGTATTTGATAAATCAATATCCATTCAGAAACTTGATGTCTACGTTAAGACAGGGAAGACAAGATGAGTAATTACACCAAGGCAACTAACTTTGCAATTAAGGATAGCCTATCAACAGGTAATCCTTCAAAGATCATTAAAGGTACAGAAGTTAACACTGAGTTTGATAACATTCAATCAGCAGTTAACTCTAAACCTGATGCTAATAATGCAGCATTAACAGGAACAGCCACTGCAGTTAATCTGACTGTCTCTGGCACTTTTACAGCAACAGTGGACGGAGGTACATACTAATGGCTGATTGGACAGACTTAATTGGCCCTCTGTTGGGCACTGTAGGTAGCGTTTACACTTCTAACCAAGCTGCTAATGCTACCACTAACGCAGCTAACCAAGCTGCTCAAGCTGCACAGTTCCGACCTGTAGGAGTTACTACACGGTTTGGTAAGTCAGGCTTCCAATATGATCCTACATCAGGTCAGTTGATCGGTGCAGGTTATCAGGTAGCTCCTGACGTAGCTGCAGCTCGTGAAGGTTTGATGGGCATGGCAGGTACTGGCTTAGGTCAGGCTCAGCAGATCCAAGCATATCAGCCTAATGTGAATGCTCAAGCTGCTGGTTTGTTTAACTTAGGTGCTCAGTACGTAGCTCAGACTCCTCAAGCAGCTGCTCAGCAGTACATGACACAACAGCAGCAGTTACTTGCTCCGGGTCGTGAACAGCAGATGGCTCAGTTGTATAACCAACAACAACAGCAAGGTCGTATGGGCTTAGCTACAGGTGCAACTTCAGAAGGATATACTCAAGGTGCTCCCGGACTTCAGGCGACTAACCCAACTATTGCAGCTGCTATGAATGCTCGTGCTCAGCAAGATGCTCAGTTGGCTGCTAATGCTCAAACATTCGGTAATCAGCAAGTACAGTTCGGTCAAGGTTTGATGACAGGTGGTTTGAACTTGGCAGGTCAAGGCTTTGGCTTGCAGACACAGGCTCTGGCTCCTTACAACGCCTATGTACAAGGTGCTACAACACTTGAAAACTTAGGTCAGAATGCTTTGACTCAAGGCTCAGCTCTGGGATCAGCTATCACAGCAGGTTCTACAAATGCAGCTAACATTCAGAATCAAGCAGCACAACAGGCAGCAGCTTTGCAGATGCAACGTAACAATGCTGTAGTGGGTGGTTTAACAGATCCTGTCAGTCAGTTGATTTCAGGACTTAGTAGAACACCTCAAACAGCTATGTCAGCATTCCCAACAGGTTTTGGTACTGGAGCTTATTACGGTAATCAAGACTTAGGACAGTACTTCTAAGGAAACACAATGGCTACACAAGGAATTCAAGGTTTATTCGGAGGCATGGGCACTCCTGAGGAAATGCAACGTCAGCTGGTAGAACAGAAGGCTTTGCAGTTTGCTAATATGTCTCCTCAGCAACAAACATCCTACAACATCTTTAAGAACACTAGCAACTTAGGTCGTGGCTTAGCTGGTGCTATGGGTGTTGATGTACAAGATCCGGCTATTCGTCGAGCTACTATGCTTCGTCAGATGGCTTCTCAGTTCAATACCAATACACCTGAAGGTTTGAAGCAATATGCACAAGCTCTTCAATCAGTAGATCCTGAAGCTGGTATGAGAGCTATGCAACAGGCTCAGGCTATGGAAGAGCAACAAGCTAAAGTAACTCTACAGAAGACACAAACTGATCGTATGGCTGCTTTGGCGGAGCAAGAGAAAACTCAAGCTGATCGTGAAAGTAAACTTGCAGCTGAGTTTGATAAGCTTCCTGAGGATGCTACTGAAGAGGATATGGCTAAGGTTCTACGTAAGTATGGCGATCCTAAGACAGTCTTTCAGACAATGGAAAAGAAAGCTCAGATTAAATATCAAGCTGAATTAGCTGCTGAAACTAAACGTGAAGCCATTGCATCTAAAGAGCGTGAGGCACAAAAAGATAGAGAGCTTAAGTCATTCTTAGCTTCTATGGCTAATGCTGCTAAACAAGCTAAAGGCACTGAGATTAAACCTCTAAGCACAGGTGATATTAAAATGATCACTGAAGCTAAGACTCGTGTAGCTGATTACGATTACAACATTACCAAGATTGATGATTTCCTTACAAAGATTGAGGATGGTAAGCTTAACTTCGGTATGTTGAACAATCTTAAAGAGACTGTGTTAATTGGTTCTGGTAAGGCTAAAGAAGCTGCAACAAATAAAGTAGCTTTTGAACAATGGGCTAAGAATGCAGTTAATGCTTTGTTGCTGAAAGCTAAAGGTACACAGACTGAGGGTGACGCTAAACGTGCAGGTGAGCAAGTATTGTCAGCATTGGCTCGTAACGACACAGAAGCTGTAAAAGCATCTTTACAAGGTTTTAAAGAGATTCTAGATACACAACGTGTAGCCGATAAAGACAATCTAAGCTTTATTGCTGAAGAGCGTCAAAAACCAAGCATAGCTAATGTAAGGGCTAAAGGTACAGGAACTAAAGACGATCCTATTGTCTTGAAATAAATAAGGAAGACTATGCCAGTATATCAATATGAAGGTAAGCATTATGACCTGCCTTCAGGTTTGTCTAATGAGGAAGCCATTGCTAAGATTGAAGGCTTCCTAGGCAAGTCACCTAAGGTAGACACAAGTGCAGATGAAACAGCTCGACTAGCTGCTCGTTACAAAGCACCTCCTAAACCTGCTGCTGAAGCACCTAGTGGATTCATGCAAGGACTTACAGATCCTTTGTATGGTTCTGCTCAGTTAATGGCTAAAGGTATGGAAGCTGTAGGTTTCTTTCCTAAAGAGGCTAAGGCTTTCTCTGAGCGTGTAGTTCCTCAGCGTGAGCAACAGTATGAAGCTCAGCGTAAAGCTGCAGGTGAGACTGGTTTTGACCTTGGTCGTTTAGCCGGTAATATTATTAATCCTGCTAACTTGCTTCCAATTCCTATTGCTAATCCAGTGGCTAGAGCTGCTGTGACAGGCGGTGTTATGGGAGCTATGCAACCTGTATCACAACCTGAAGACTTTGCATCTACAAAAGCACTGCAAGTAGGTGTTGGAACAGTGCTTGGCCCTGTAGCTGAAGGTACTGTAAATGCTCTTGGTAAGGTTGTAGGTCTTGTTAAGAATCTTACACCTTCAGGTCGTCAAGAGGCAATGTCTAAATATGTTAATGAACTTGCTGGCCCTGAAAAAGATGCTGTTATTAAAGCCTTGCAAGATGCTAAGGAGCTGGTAACAGGTTCTCGTCCTACAGTTGCTGAAGCTCTAGCTAATGTTCCTTCAGCTGCTGAGTTGGTAGCTGCTCAGGCTAAACTAGCTAAGCAAACAGGTGTTGCAGGTAAGTTTGCTGAGCGTGAAGTTGAACAGCAAGCTGCTCGTGTACGTGCCTTGCAAGGTATTGCAGGTACTGAAGCGCAACGAGAAGCTATTGCTGCTGAACGTAACGCTGTAACAGGCGGTATGCGTGAGTCTGCTTTAGATATTAATGATATTGCTAAAAATACATTAGGTAATATTGATAAACAAGTAAATCAAACAGTTGGTAGACTTATTCAACAAGCTAAAGAGACTGTTCCAGCTTTACAACAAACATCACCAGCTTTTAAACTATCAACAGAAGACCTAATCTCTTCTTCTAAAGAAACAGCTACAGCTTTGAAAAAGGCTCAGTTAGATAGTTTAGAACAAAATGGAGTATTTCCTTTACTTGCAACTGATATTACTAAAGAAATTGATAAGGTTTTAAAAGGTACGATTTCAGACACAAGTAGATCTGTTTTACAAGCTGTAAAAGATAAGATTATCTCTAAAGCAGATGACAATGGAATAATTGGTAGTAGAGATCTGTATGAAAATGTACGTAAGATGTCTAACCAAGATATTGCTAAATTGTTAGGATTAGGTGAACAATACGCCTCAGGAGGTATTCCTGAACAGGCTGCTAAAGCATTAGGAAACACTAAAAAGTTTATTGATGCAGCATTGAATAAGTCTTCAGATGGGTTGTGGACTAAGTATCTTGATTCATATTCAGCATACAGTAACAAACTCAATCGTATGGAGATTGGCGACTTCCTTGCTAACAGACTACAAACTGGCCTAGACAAGGAACGTGCAGGAGTGTTCGCTACAGCTGTGGAGAATGCTGCTAACACTATTAAGAAGTCTACAGGCATTCCTCGCTATGAGAAACTTTCACAGGTATTGACTGAGAAAGAAGTAGGCACTGTTAACAGTGTTCTAGCTGATCTGATGCGTAAGTCTAAGGCTGATGAGTTAGCTTCTAAGGTATCCAAGCTTGAACCCGGACTACCTAACGTAGCAGCTGAAACACCTGATGTGATGCTTCGTACTGTAACCATTGCTAAAAGCTTGATTAGATACCTTCAACAAGGTAATCAGAAAGAGTTTAATTCTAAGCTTGCTGAAATGATGTTAGATCCTGCAGCTTTTGCTCAGTTCATGACTGTTGGTGTACCTAAAGGACGCATTGGAGAGCTTACAAGCTCAATGATGAAGTACATGGACGAACCAACTAAAGCAGCTTTCATTCAATCCTTCACTGTTCCGGCAGTATCCCAAGAACTAGGTAAATAAAGGACTATAAATGATCGACCCCATAGCAGCTCTTGATGGGCTACAAAAAGCGATAGGGATGGTCAAGAAGGCAAGCAAGGTAGCCAACGATCTCGGTGGTCTTGCTCCTATGATCGGTAAGATGTTTGATGCTAAGAGCCAAGCTACCAAGGCTATGCTCCAAGCTAAACGTGATAAAACAAAGTCTAACTTTGCAGTGGCTCTCCAGATCGAAATGGCTCTGGATCAAGCTAAGACTTTTGAGGAGGAGTTAAAACTGCTCTTCATGCAGACAGGAAAGATTGACGTCTGGAATAAGATTAAAGCTCGTGAAGCTGCTGACAACCTAGCCGATGCTAAGGAGATGGCAGCTCTAAAGGCTGAAGAGAAGAAACAGAAGCAGAAAGAACAAGAGGAGATGGAAATGGTAGCCCTCATTGGAGGTATTGCTTTTGTACTTCTCCTAGTGGGTATCGGTATCAACGAACTCATGGACTTCTGCCAAGCAACTAAAAGGTGTGGCAGATGAACGAGTATCAGAAGCAGTTTGATTTACTGCTAAGGATATTCGTTTATATGCTTGTAGCTTGGTGGTTCTTAGGATTCCTTAAGTTTCTTCCTGATGATCTTTCTAACAAGATTGTTGATTTATTATTATCTAAGATAGGACTTTAAATTGTTATCACTATTCTCGACACTAGGTGGTCTATTAGTATCTGGTCTACCTAAACTATTAGAGTTCTTCCAGAACAAAGATGATCAGAAGCATGAGTTAGCATTGGCGCAGATTCAAGTGCAGATGCAGCTTCAAATGATGGCTCAAGGCTTTGCAGCTCAAGAGCGTATGGAAGAGATTCGTACAGATCAGATTGCAATGCAGACTGATGCTGAAATGACTGTAGCAGCCTATGATCATGATAAGAAGATCATGGACAAAGCTAGTAAGTGGGTAGTTAACTTTGTAGGTACTGTACGACCTGTAGTAACTTATATCTTTGTCTTGGAGCTGTGTGCTATCAATGCTTGGATTGCCTACTATGTCTACTCTAATCCTCACTTAGTGTTGAACATGAGTGACTTGATAGCCTTGTCAGACATCATCTTTAGCTCTGATGAAATGGCTATGTTAGGTGGTATCATAGGCTTCTGGTTCGGATCACGTAGCTGGGCTAAGAAATGAAACTGAGCAAGGCTGGCGCTGATTTAATGCACCAGTATGAAGGATGCAGGAATAAGCCTTACCTGTGTCCTGCTCATATCTGGACTATTGGTTATGGTCATGTCCTATATCAGGATCAGATTAGATTACCAATGGTATCTAAAGAGGGACAATCTACGATGATTCGTAAGGAGTACCCGTTAAAGCAGGAGGATAACCGTGTATGGTCTAAAGAGGAAATCGAGAAACTATTCTCAGATGATGTCAGTCTTTTTGAACGTGGTGTTCTACGACTTGCTCCTACTCTATCTGGTCGTCAAGGGGCTTTCGATGCGTGTGTCAGCTTTTCCTTCAACGCTGGATTGGGCAATTTTCAGCGGTCTACTATTCGGATGAAAGTCAATAGAGGTGAATGGGAGGAAGCTGCTGAAGCTTTCATGCAGTGGACTAAGGGAGGTGGAAGAGAACTCCCCGGTCTAGTTAAACGTAGAAAAGCTGAGAAAGCCTTGTTTCTATCAGATACAGATTAAGTATACAATTGTAAGTTTTAAGTTTACAATTACAACAAGAAAGCCCCTTAGGAGTGATCCTTTGGGGCTTTTTTAGTGGTGTAACCACGGAAGTTATCAGTCCATGATGAATGCTACTGTAACGAATCCAATATGTAGATAGACAACAGATACTGGCTCATCGTGCATCTTCTCATCTTCATCCATGATGTACAGTTGATCAGCTTCTAAGCCAAACACTAGACCAGCTTTAGTTTCAAACTCTAAGGTCATGCAGCTTCTCCTTCAACGACCGTATAAGGTACTGTTCGTACTGTTGGAAATTGACTCATAAAGTCTTCCCTTGTGATGTCTCTACCTATCTTGATCTCTTTAAAAGGCTTACCCTCTTGTTTGAGAGTAGCCTTCAAAGATACACAAGCTGGACAGTTATCCTTTGTGTAAACTGTGATCATCTTAGATGTTTTTACCTTTAAATAATTCTTCAGATAAAAGATAACCTTCTAAAGGCCACAGTTTATTTATAGCATCCTCAAAAGAATATTTCTCTCCTAATGCTTGGTTATATTTTGTTTTATCGACACATGCACTAGTGCCGAGAACAACATATCCATTTTCCATAAATAGTTGACAAATAGTAGTTGTAGTTTCAGGTAAAACAGTATAAACAGTCTTATTTACCTTTGAAAGCATATAATCCATTGTTACTGTTGTACGTTTATTTTGTCTTTGTTCATTCATTATATTCTCCTTTAAATTTCACATCCACCAGCAGCACACGACAACGTCTGTACACCTTCAACATTGTCTGTACGTTCAATGAACTTATCCCAGTCAATACCTAAAGGCATCTTAGATACCATGTCGTGATACTCAAACTCATTGATGGACTCATAAGGAGCTTGTCGATATGTTCCTCCATCCATAGGCAAGAAGCTCACGCCTGTAATCTCATCAAAGTTATTCCATACCCATGCTCCAACTTCAGGCCATTCAGTCTCATTCACTGAGATTGTCACTGAAGGCTTATGCTCACAGTAGTGACGCTGGAACAACAACCACAGACGCAAATGCTTAATAGCATTCAAGTCCTCACGCAGTACAGCACCCTTCTCAACTCGCATTGGGAAGCTAAACACTGTAGTACTCTCAGGCTTCATAACACAAGGCTCAGCTGGGAATCCTTGAGACTTCAGGAAGTCTGTGAGAGGGTCTTTGTTATCAGACCGTACACGACGAATAAAGTACTGACTGTGCTGAGGATGGATGCCACTAGCAGTGCCTGTAAGCTGAGAGACTGTTCCCTCTGGTTTAATGGCAGTGATGGCAGCACTACGATTAATGCCGATAGCATCAGCCAACTCAGCGTTAGTGTCAATAGCAACATTCTTCAGTCCTTCCAAGATAGCAGGTAACTCAGCATTATCAGGGTCATTCAACAAGACATTATCCAAGATACCTGTCATTGACACACCCAACAAACGTTCCTCTTCAGTGTTTGTCTGCCACACCTTACGCAGGTACGGGAAGTGAGTCATCGTCGATTGAAAAGTCCCCAGAATAGTAGCCAAGCGCACTTTATTCCGTAGAGTATCCACACTATCGCTGCTCCGAACAATAACAGAAGACAGATTACAAAATTGATAAGGTCTAAGGATAATCTCACTGCAAGGGTTTGTGCCCCACTCTTTACCCAGTTCCCTACGTCCATTCTTAGCTGCTTGAAGTTCACTTGCATAACGATTAAAGATACCTCGCTCTCCTGAGTGTGATTCATAAATGCTTGACCACTCACGCATGAACTTACCTACATCAGGCTTAACTTCGTAGATGGCACTGTTGTTAGCCAAGGCACGTTGACCATTACCATCCCACCAGTTACCAGCTTTAGCGTGAGCCATACGATCATCACTCAAGTCTGACAGTGAGATCATTGCTGATCGTCGTACACCACCAACAACCACGACCTCTCCGACCTTACATAGAATGTCATGTGCTTCAAGAGAGGTGAGCTTCCGTCCAACCGCTCCACGAAACTTTGCAACCACATACTTGAACAAGTCAACAAGTGGCTCCGGCCCTGATGCTCTTCCACCAAAAGTCTTGAGCCTTGTACCTGCTGGACGTACACTCGAAACATCCCACTTAGGCACTTCTCCAGCATATAGTAAGGCAATAACTTGTCGTAACGCTTTAGCCCAACCTTCTTTGGAGTCCTTAACATTAATGACAGTGCCACTATTGTACAACTCAGTTGGGATCTCAGGTAACTTAGATACATACTTTTGCTCCACACTAAAGCCTACACCTGTACCACACAACAGAATGTACATAGCCTCATCAAATGCCTTAGGATCATCAATAGGCAAGTATGAACAGTTATAACCTGCAATGTTCTGACGCTCCAAAGCATCACCAGCTGTCATGATGCTACGCATTGAAGGCATCACTTCCAAGTTAGTCACAGCATCCTGCAACTCTTTACGCATAGCTGCTGGGATATCGTAATTATGGTTAGTCTTCAATTGCTTAGTCATGAACTCAAAGTAGCGATTGACTGTCTCAGGCCAGTGCTCTCGTCGTCCCTTATCATCCAAGTAACGTGAATAACGGCTCTTGCCAATGTATTCTTGGTATGGTGTCATTACAGCTGTCATATTAATCTAGTTCCTTTGTTAAATATTCTTGTTTTTTCTCAATCACATCATCAAATCTTTCGACAAGATCATCACTCTGGATTCCTAGCAGTTCCAAGAGTGTGACCTCATCTAAACGTTTGAGAGCCTCTTTCAGTTCTTCAAATGTTATGTTTTTCACATTCGTCGCTCCGCTCACGTTTGCTGATCTCTCTGTCAATATACCACTTAGCCTTCTTAAGGTCTTCAATAGCATCTTTCTTCAAGTCACAACGCCAGATATATTTGATTGCATTACCTAAGTTAAAGCCCATGTGTTCTGTAACTTGGATACATTCAATACCTGATGGATGTTCAGTGTAGTGCTTGGGGTTATTAACTACATCCTTAGCCCTTTGAAAGAAATCATTTATCTCTTTATCCTCATCCCTAACATCTACCCATTCCTTGATAGCTTCACTTAGTGGCTTAGAAGATTCTTGAATGTACATATTACGGTTAACCCACTTATCATAGTCATGACAGTGATTACAAGGATGAATCCTAGCATCTAGTTCACTATAAAAGCAAGACTTACACTTATCATCAACTACCATATTTCCTCCGTTGTCTAGCTTCATAGGCTTCTTCAGGTGTATTCCATAAACCACAGTATATCTTTTGATAATCTTTCCAAAAGTATCCTTCGTATTTATTAGCTACTTTATGGTAGCTTACACCTTTAAAACCTGTCTTGTTTGTTTTAAATTTTCTGGCTTTCTCAATATTTTCTTTTTGAGTACACCCGTTTAAATTCTCTATCTTATTGTTGTTTACATCACCATCTATATGATCAACAACAACTGGAAAATAACCATTATGATAAAAGAATACTAAACGATGTAAAAGCCACCCACGACTTTGAAATTGAATTTTTCTATATCCTCTAGAAGTTGTAGTTGATTTATCTACACAAGTTCCTTTAAGAAGCAGTCTACCAGAGATAGGATCATAGTCAAACTTATTTTTTAGTTCCCTTAGAAATCTCTCGTTTGATTCCACCATATTTTTCTCCTAAGTATTCTATGCTAAGAAAAAGTTCATCGAAGTGTCCATCGTTAACTTCATTCATCATCAGTAAACCACGCCAATGACGGTTACTAAGTTGATCCATATACGACTCATCGTGTAGATAATAAGAGCCAACGATGATAGCACAAATAGGCTTGCCATCAGCACGCTTACCATAGGCGATCTGTTTTCCTTGCTGATGTCCTGCAACACAAGACATATGAAGCTTATTGATGATAGCACTAGCAGCTCCAGCGGGTCTACCCATCGCTCCCACAGGCCAATAATGGTTAAAGCCAACACCACCAATAAACACAGGATGTAGAAAACCATGTACTTCCCAGTCTTTCTCATAGTCTAAGTCCTTAGTTGAAATCAAACCCTCTAGAGTGGGATTGTTATTAACAGCTCTATCGATACGGTTCTCATGGTTGCCTAGAGTCAATACCATACGAGGCTTGTACACCTTGTGTTTGGAATCTTTCTGAGCCTTCTGAGCTTCCCTCAATGGAGCCAGTAACAACTTCATGGCCTCCTTAGCAGCTTCAATGTCTTTCTTGTAGCGTAGACCTTCAAAGTACTTACTACCTTTGATGTCGTGGCTACTAAGGCTTGGCATATCTGCAAAGTCACCTAGATTAACAACTACATCAGGTTTGTAATCGACAATGGCTTTACCAGCCCATGTCAAGTGCTCTAAAGGTACACCTTCTTTAACTTGGCAGTCAGGTATCACTAAGATCTTCAATGTCAGCTCCTTCAACAGTTAGTTTCTCTCCCATCCTTAAGCCAGCCTTGATAGCCTCTAAGATACCATAGGTAAGGAGTGCTTTAGCTTCTTCATGAGTTAAGTCAAACTGATATGTAGCATCACCGTTCTCATGCTCTTTAATCAGATTTACGTTCACTCTCAGCCTCCTTCAAGAACTCTTCAGCATCACCGATGTACATGAAGTATTTTAGACAAACAGCAAGGGCTGCATTGACTTCTTTGTTACTTGCAATGTCCTCAGGATGGCTACTGAATCCTCCATTGAGAGTATTCAAGTAAGTCTGCTTCATAGTTTCCACTGTGATAGCATCTGTGAAGTCCTCCCAAGCATTACGAATCTCAGGTGACTTCTGCAAAGCTTCAATAAGATTATTTAACATATTTAGTTCCTTTCTCAGTTAACCAAGTTGTAGGGATATCTTTATCAGAATATTTGAACCCATGCTTATCACACCACATACCATATGTTGTCTGACTTAGCTTTGAAAGCCTAGCTTTAGAGTTACTAAAGACAAACCTAATATCTAACTCAGGATACTGCTCTTGAATCATTAGGTGCTTTTGTCTATCCGCTGTGATAAACCTACCTTTACTCTCAATGATAATACCGTTGTTCAGAAGTACAAAGTCAGGGGTGTACTTTCTAGCCTTAGCAGGTTGAATATAATCTATAACTAGTTTCTCATACTCAAATGGAATACCTAGATTAGTTAGATTCTCAGCTATCTTGTCTTCTAAACCTGACCTGAATCCATGCTTCAAAGCTACTTGACGTACAGATAGAGGTTTCTTTCGTTTAGATTTCATGTGACTCCTTCGTAACGTGATACTGATGGAGGAATGCTCCAAAGGTATCTACAAACTCTTCATCGTGGTTTAGCTTACCCATTGTGAACATAATGGCATGAACTAACTCATGGTAGAAGGTTTGCTCAGTAGTCTGCTTGTTCATGTCCATGCGAATACTGATAATTTGCTTCTCAGGATCACACTTACCAAAATCCTCCATATGCATTACGTAGTTGACGTGCCACTTAAATCCTGCGAGTTCAAAGGTGGTTGCCACATCTGGTTTGGTTCCCTTCTTAGCCACAATAACCGACCATTCTCCAAGACCCTGTCAGTATTGCCGTCATAAGCTTTGATACAAGCTTCATATAGTTCCCTTTCAGTTGTACAGTCTTTCAAGATCTTATCAGCCTTTACAGGGCCAATACCTCTGATTCCCTCTATGTTATCAACCCTGTCACCTGTCAGTATCTGTTTGTAGAAACTGTACAAGCCTTCAAACTCAGTAACATAGTATTCTTCATCCTTTACAGGATTGTAATGCCATCCCGGTAACTGGTCAAGATCCTTATCTACGTGCACAATCCAGTAGTTACCTTCAGTGGAAGCTATACCTACAGCATCATCAGCCTCTTCACCCTCTGACATGGTAGCTCCAAGCTTCATGAGGTGGTTTCTGAGAGCATCATAATGCTTAGGCTTAGGAGCATCCTTTCGGTTGCCCTTGTAAGGAACTGTGGTAGCTACCTCGAATCTAAAGTTAGTCTTACCTGTAATCCAAGCTCTGTAGTCATCACACTTCAAGCGCATATAGATTATGTCGGTAAACCACTCTGTGAGTCGATTTAGTGCCCACCGTTCCTCTTCATCCTCATTGGAGAAACCCACTTTATAAACTAGAAAGTCGGCATCTACAATAGCCTCAGTAGGCTTCTTAGAGGATGTCATCCGCTGTCTCTTGTTCCTCAGGTGAACCCTCAGGAGAGTAGATCTTCAACTCAGTAATCACCAGCTTCTTAATCGATGGTGCAGCACCGAACTTAGCTGACATCTTGTGACGGTATGAAGACACCAGTGCATAACACTTAGTACCGTTACCAATCTTAGAGATCTCAATAGGATTACCTTCTTCATCCACAGGCTCAAATACGAACTTAGACTTACCAACAATGAACTTACCCATTGTGTCTTTGTCTTTGATCTTGATGCCCAACTCTTCAAGCTTACTGCAAGCTGCATCACTCAACTGTCCCAATGTGCACTCATACTTATCGTTAGCTTCGTTGAACTTAGTGTTGTACTCTTTCATCCAGTTAGACCAGTACAACTCACCAGCAACTTTAACGGGTTTCATGCTATCAATACTCATTTCATTTTCCTTTAAGTCAATGTAGCTCTTTAGATTCTGGGTGAGCTACCATACCCATAGCCAGATCTTCTAAGTAAACCAATGCTGATAACAGTATTGTGTATACCTCTTCAAGATCTAGATCCTCTCCTATCTTAATCTTGAAAGTGTCACCTTCAACATTAAATAGTATTTGATTCTTATCAATGTGTTTCACGCCAGTTTGCACCATATTTATACTCCCCGTCTAATGGACAACGAAGCTTAAAGTACTCCCCAGCTTCAACGATACTTGCCTTTGCAGCCTCACCTACTATTGTAGCATATTCCTTAGGAACTTCAAGCTGAAATTCATCATGGACATTAGCTACTAGCTTCACAGGCCACTTATTTGCCTTAGTCTTATCATAAAATAGTACTAAAGCTTTCTTCATCACTATCGCCCCAGCCCCTTGAAGGAGCGAATTGAGGGCAGCGTGTTCACTGCGTACCCATATCTTGCGACCATCAAGCCCCGGTACAAAGCCCTTACCCGCATATCTGCTAACCGTATTTCTAAGACGTTGTAAGGCAGGTGTGTTTTTAAGGAAGGCATTGATAAGTTTCTCACCCGCTTTAGCATTACCACCGACAATGGAACCAATTTTAGATGGCCCTGCACCGTATAGAAATGCGTATATAAAGGTCTTCGCTTGATCCCTTGTCTCAAGACCTGCAGCTTTCTGGTTCTGCGTGTGTACATCAGTTCCATCTTTCGATGATCCTTCAGTGACCGTCTTAACATATCCATCATCCTTCATATAATGTGCAAGCATACGAAGCTCAAGGCCACTAGCGTCACAACCAACCAATACGTTACCTGCTTCAACAGTCCAACATTCTCTACATTCTTTTCCATAAATGCTACCTGCATTGGGAATCTGTGCCATGTTAGGACTACTGTGTGTCATCCTACCAGTTACAGCTCCATTCGTAATCACCTTACCGTGAACTCTACCGTCCTTACCTACAGCCTCTAACCAGCTTTCAATCTGAGCTACACGTTTCTGTAGCATCAGGTATTCAGCGATCATCTGAGCCTCAGGAATCTTAACCTTAGCCAGTACAGATTCATCGACAATGGGCTGTCCCTTCTCAGTAAAGTCCTTAGGCTTCCATCCTAACTCCATCAGCTTTTCTCCGATCTGCTTTCTACTTCCGGGATTGAAAGTATCAACGGAGTCTTTGATGGGCTTACCATTGGTCTTGTGGAACCTTGGAGTGATGACTGGAGGCCATCTCTCTTGCATCTGCTCATATATTCCTGCCATCTTTCCTTTGATGTCAGCAAGTAAGCAGGTTGCGAAGGGTAAGTCAAGTTTGAAGCCATTACGTTCCTGTTCAGCTATGATAGCAGCTACCTTATGCTCAAGATCAAGGCTTTCTTGTGAAAAGTCTTTCTTGCTGAATTCATCAGTAAGATGCTTATAAAGATTACAAGTGACCTCAACATCCCTAATGCAATAATACTCCAGAAGAGACATATGAGGAACGTTAAAGCACTCACCTTTGTACTCCTCTCGTCTGTCCATTAACCATTGCCATATCCTTTTGTAGTCAACTTTCTTTATCGATCCCATCCTGTCGCCCCAAGCTTCTAAGCTGTGCCCGTTCTCTATTGAGGGATTTAACAACCTTGAGGCTATCAACGTATCGTACACTTGGCTCAAACGAATCTTCGTACCCCAGAGCCGATTCAATGTCGGGAAATCGAAGCTTATTCCGTTGTGGGCTACTATCAACGTAGTGTCCTTTAAATACTCCACGAGGTTGTTTGCTGCTTTCCATACGTTAACTTCTCCAGTGTCAATGTCCTTAGTTACTACCATCCAGATCGTGTTGTGATCTAATGTTGTCTCGATGTCTAGAACGATACGCTTCATACTCTGCCTTTAGGTCTTCATAGTGATGGATAAGTAATTGGTACTTTTCTTGCAGATCATAGTACTTACTTTCCAAGTCAATCATTCTACCAGCTATCTTATCTAAATCAAGCATAACCGTTTTTCTCCTTGAGTTTGGCTTCAATTACACGGGCAACATGGATTTGAACGCCGCTAAGAGTTATTGGTGTTACCAAAGTTTGCGCTGCCGTAAGGGACGCTTCTAAACATTCCTCATCCGTCAGCCCTACCCATGTGCGCTGTGGTAATGAATGTTTGCCCCTAGGGTTCTGTTCCATAGTCCAATCAAGCCATTCCTTTGCATCCATGTCGTAGTAGCCATTAGGCCCAACAGAGGACAGCTCCTCGCCAAGTCTGATTGCGGCATCACGCCACGCCACAGGCTCATCCTTCGCTTTTAGTGCGGCTTGAATGGCAGTGATTGCTTGCAGTTGCTTTTGCTGTGGATACATACTTGTTTCCAACGCCTCCAATGCAAGGCGTAACGTTTGTTCCAAACTCAATGCTTCGTCTTTATCAGTCATACCTTACCTCTATAAGTTAACTCAGGACAATTATATACAGGAGCTTCCTTCCAGTTAGGACGATAAGTACTCTTGATAACAGTGCCTGTAGGGTTTGACAGTTTAGCTGTAGATTCTAATCGCTTACGTGCTTCATAAGCTTTCTTGTTAGCTGCCTTCTTATGCTTATTGTTCTGTGCCCACAAGCGGTCAAGCATACGTCTACGCTCAAGCCTCTCTTGCAAGATAGCTTCAGCTTCTTCAGTACTTAACTTCTTAACCCACTTACTCATTTTGCAGCCTCCATGTACAGTCCTACGTTACCTAAAGCATAACCTACAAAGGCAATACCTAAGCCAGTGTTACCCTTGATGAGCAAGTCTACAGCTACCACAGTGTAGACAACCCCTACTACAGCAATTAACCATGCGCTCATTTGTCTTGCTCCTCTTCTAACTTATCCTGCTCTTTGTCGAACTTAAAGTCACGTGCCTTATCTTCTTTGTCTCGTCCGAAGATCATGTCCCATCGAGCTTCATACTCAGCCTGAGCTACACTGAAGGGACGAGGTGAACTACCTTTACCGCCATCTGATTTATTCATGTGTTCTTCTCCTTATTTTGCAATTAATATACCTGCAATAAAACACAGGACTAAAAAAATAAGATAACTTTCGCTCATAACGATTCCTCCTGCATCTCCATCATACG